CAGACGAACTGTCAGTGTTTGATCACGTCAAAGTACTGAACGTTGCTTCTCGTTTTGTTGACTCAGCTTGCTCTAAAACATGTAACGTTGGTGAAGATGTAACATGGGAAGAGTTTAAGAAAGTTTACATGGATGCATATGATGGTGGATCTTCTGGTTGCACTACCTTCCGTGCAGCAGGTAAACGTTATGGTATCCTTAACGCCTCCACCTCTGAGGAAGTAGCAGAGGAGCCTGTGGTTGAGGAAACACAAGACTACGTAGAAGAAGGTGGTGCTTGCTACTTCGATCCTGCAACTGGTCTACGTCAGTGTGAATAGGCAACGTAGAAAGAAACTGGGTACTGTCCCTTCACCCTGCATAAAGGTCTGTCGTATAGATGACGATGGCTTTTGTGTGGGGTGTAAAAGAACACTTGACGAAATAAGGGATTGGATGATACTGTCCGAATACGAGCAGAATATGCTTATCTATGAACTAAAGTGGAGACAACTAAATGGCTAAGGTGCAACTGGTAGGTTCATCAGCAAACTCACATCAGAGTATTAAAAAGAAAACCTCTCAGTCAAAAAGAATATCTTCAATGAAGTTAGGTTCAATGAACAAGCATAAACGTAGGGCAACCAAACCATATAGGGGTCAAGGCAAATGAGAAACATTGCACCAGGTGTGAGGTATGTGAAGAAACCTTTTAATCCTGTGAACTACAAGCTGTATGATAAGCTTGGCAGAGATAAGCTAGAAGAATATCTAGTTGCAAAAGGACACAAGGTTCTACACAACCAAGAGGATTACAACGTAGACCTAATCACAATGAGAGATGGGTTTACTTATTTCAATGAGGTAGAGATCAAGTTAGCTTGGTCAGGTGACTGGCCTACAAACTGGGCTGAGATCCGTATTCCTTCAAGGAAGAAACGTCTTGTTGAAATGTACAAGAATGATAAAGGTGCTCTCAACTTCTACATCTTTAGCAAAGATATGGATCGTGTCTGGAGAATCAAAGACACTCTCATGACTGAGGATAGAATCAGAGTAGCCAAAGGACGTAACATCTACAAGGGTGAGTCCTTCTTCCACATTCCTTATCAGGAGGCAGAGCTTATACTACTATGACCTACTGTAAGAAATGTAATAATTTATTAGATGACAACAATGTGTGTGGAGAATGTGAAGATATGTTTGATGCAGTTGAAAGACCAAGCCACTACGGTCAAGGTGAGATTGAATGCATTGACTACATCAGAGACTTCCTTACCAGAGAGGAGTTCATAGGCTACCTTCGAGGTAACATTGCAAAGTACATGCACCGTTGGAGATATAAGAACGGAGCACAGGACTTGGAGAAAGCTCAATGGTATCTAAAAAGACTAGTCGAAGTAGCATAAATAAAAAAACCCTTGAGCAAGAAGCCCAAGAGTTTATTAAATCTGACATTCCTAGTGATGATGTTTCAACTAGGGATTACTTTGCAGGTGCAGCCTTGTCAGGGTTACTAGCATCTGGAAAGTATTTACGATCAGGCGAGATCGTTGATCAAGCATTCTGTTATTCGTGTATGATGCTTGACTATAAAAAGACTAAAGATAAATCGTCTTAAACTAAACCCCCAGTTAATCCCTGGGGGTTTTCTTTTATTCACTGATACCTAGTCTCCTATCCAAGCCAGCCCTGTCTTGCTTCATCATCTTCACCATGTCTTCTATGACACGAAGTTGATTTACGTCTAGCTTCCATAGGTTCTTTTCTTTGACATCAAAGTAAGTAAGGACTTTATCAAGGTCTTCCTTACGTCCTGCTTTCTTCACATCAAAGATGAGTTTTGTTTTTACCTCATCACTATCAAGAGATCTTTCCATATTCTTTTCAGTATTTCTTTTTGCAACTTTAAGAATATTTTGAACGATTTCTTCTTTATCTCTTAAAGACTTTCCGTCCCACTCATCGTTGTACATTACAATATCAGCAAGGATTTCTATCTGAGGTCTGACTAATTCATTGTATGTGTTGACTGCTTCAGGAGACTTACTTCTGATCTCAGTTTTCCATGTAGGTCTACCAATATCATTGAACATCTTTTCAATAGTAGAAGAAGGAAGAACCTCCCTGTAACCACCAATCTTTCCAATAGGTACAGGTCTAGCCTCAGGAGATAGAGCACTCTTCTTAACCTGTGCTCTCTCACCTGTAATAGCTTCACTTGGTTCCATCCCTGTTAATGTTTCAAAGATTTGATCAACGTACCTTGTTGAATCATTAACCCACTTCACACCCTGCTTCTTATCCACAGCTTCGTAGTCTTCACCTTTAGACATAGAGATAATTTGATTCACTGGTTCAAAACGTCTAGTGAAACCTGAAGCATACTGAGATGCAATAGAACCAAAGAAGTTTCCTGCTAGGTCAAGGAACTCAACATCTTTAGCATTTGCTGCAAGAGTAAAGCCCTGTGTTACAGCACCAAAGGCATCACCTAAATCTCTGGTCAAAGCACGAGTACCAAAGTTGTCAGCAAAAGCAACCAGCAGATCATCAGGAACTTCACCATCTCTTAGGAGGTGAGCACCCATCCGACCAACAAGCATTGGAACGTTACGAGGGTAATCATATAGGTAGCTTACAACAGACCCAGACTCATCCCTGTCTTCGTACCAAGCTAGACCTTCTTCGAGGTTACTCATTTGTTTGTAGACACCAATAGATAAAGCACCCCAGCCAACAGCAGACTTAGTTAGGAGATCCATAGCATCCCTGTCCATAGCCTCTCTGCCACCTGCTTTGATGGTGTACTTATTTAGTAGGCTCATACCAGAATGATCAAGCATGAAAGCTACACTGTTGTTCCAGAACTGACCAAATGGAGCAAGAGCACCAATGCCTGGTACGTTTCTTATGTTCTCAATCATGTCTGCTGTTTTACGTAGGTAGTCATCGTTGTTACCATACTTCTTAGAGAACGTATTACGTAGTGCATCCTGCACTGCAGCAGCCTCTAGTTTAGCAAACTCGTTAAACCTTTCAGAACCTGGTTCAGATAGGTAACGAACTAGGTCAGGGTCATTTAAGAACTCAACCAAAGACTTGTCGTACTTTAGTCTGATCTGTTTATCCAAAGCATAAGAGAACTCTTGTGTCTTTGTAATAAAGTCCTGTGCTTTCACAGCATACAAAGTTTCAAAGAACTCGTTATACTTTTGAATGTTGCCCTTCTCTGGTACTGCATTAGGATTTAACTCGAACTCATCAAGAATACCTTTTACTTCTACACCACCGTTAAGGTATCTGAATATTTCTTTCTGTGCCTGTGGTCTCACCATCAAGTAATCCATGACTGCATCCTTAGTTCCGTAAGGATCAACCATGTTTCTTACCTTCTGCCTTTGAAGGTCCATCATCTGGACAGCCATCTTCTTATATCGGACAGCATTCTCTGCATTACCAACAACAAGTTCTTTCATGGCAGCACCACTATACAAACCTGCACGAATCATGTCAGACAAACTCTGGTTTATTGTAGCTGCTTTCCAACCAAGAACGTTCAATGCTGTTGTACCAGGGTGTGTAACAATACTCCTAATCAAAGCATCTTGTAGAGGCTTGGCTTTACTAAGTAAACCTTTCACTGCCTCTTCATCTGCAGGATCAACCAATGCTTTAGCAGAGGTAGCAGCATCAGCTTCAGTGGCATCCAAACCAATCCTGTTAAAGAGTTGTTTTGCTTGTGACTTTACTTGTAAAATTCTACCAGCCTCTGACACTGCAGCAGCATCCAAGTTGATGAACTCTTCAAAGTTATAAGGCTTCAACTGATCTGAAGTTTCCCTAAGAACTTCATAAGCATCAACAACAATCTTCTTATTATCTGCCGACAGATCTTCAAAAGCATTTCCCATGAAGTCTGTGAAGTTCATGTCACTAGGTTGTTTGTATCCTGCTTCTGCTAGGATATCAACAAGACCCCTAAATCCTACTTCTGTACCATCTTCTAACTCTGCAGTTCTACTACCACTAAAGAACATGTTAGCAAACTCAGTGTCGTAATCTATAGAAGTCTTTGGGTTGTCGGATACTCTAAGAAGTTCTTTACCCTCTGCTACTTTAGCAGCCCAAGCTTCAGTTCTTTTCTTCAGTTGAAGGAGAGCCTGAGTTACGTTTTCACTAGCAAGTATCTCTTTTCTTTGCTCTTTATTGATAGACTTTAAACTATCATCTGTAGCTTGTTTAATCAGGTTTGATCTGTGCAACTGTATGGAAGCAAGGGGTATGTTCTTGTTCTTACTGATTGCAATCAAACCCAGTTGAATACCACCACCAAGAGCACCAGTAGCTGTGGAGATCCCAGTTTGAAACCAGTCGATGTCATCTTTAAATCCTGATGTTACTTCAGCCTTTTGCTGTAGGGCATCCATACCACCAGCAGCCGCCATGTCAAACCCAAGGCTACCATAGATTGCTTTCTTGTCTGCTTTATCTAAAATAGCTTTTGTTTTAGATTTCTTTAAAGCTTCTTGGAAAGCCCTTTGTGTTGTTTCTCTTTGAACCTTTTGAGCAGCTTGCTTTGAAGCACCCTTCTTTAGTTCTTGGTAAGCAGCTTGCCTACCTACTCTGAATGCTAACTGTTTAGCTCCTTGAACTGCAGCTTTAGATCCTGCAATACCAAAGATCTTACCAACACCAAGAGATACAAGATTAACTGGGTCAACAATCAAAGCTCTGGCATAGTCGTAGACTGCATCAGCTTTCTCACCAGTAGTCCTATCCTTACTAAAGGCACCACCAAGACTGTCAAATAATTGGTATGCTCTAGCAGCAGTAGAACGCCTCCTAGCTAAGGAATCACCTTCCCCAGCATTAAGATGTGCTAACTCACTTACGGTAACAACAGACTGACCAGAGTTGAACTTCCTCATTTGATTTATGTAGGAGTCAATGATTTCTCTTTTAGAATACTTGTCTTCCTCCATGCCAAATCTATCTGACATGTAGCTCTTAATTGTTTTATAGTTTTGATTAGTGGACAGAGTTTCAATGAGGGTCATGCCCTCTGTATCTTCAACCTCTTGATCACTAGTGTCTGGTGACTTCTTATATTTCTTTAAGATATCATCTACTTCATTCGTCATGTGCACTACTCTGTGGTTATAAGGTCAACAGTTCCATCTAAGAAGTAATCTGGGTCAGAGAGTACTGCTGCAAAACCTGGTGATTGCTCGTATAAGTTCTTAGCAATCTCTGAGTTAAGCTCCATAAGTTTTTGATACTTAAGGAAATCGTTGTCCTCAATAGATAAGATCTCAATCAAATTATTGTAGTACTCTAAAACAGTTTCTCTTTCTGCTTCATCTGTAACGTAGTCTTCACTGTCTGGATCTAGTGAGTTTGCCAGCTCAGTCTTTTTACCATCAGCCCACAGGTCATACTTACCATAGATAGCATTTCTTGCATCACGTTTATAAGTACTATCGTAGGTATCATCTTCTGCCAGAGCACCAAGATCTACAGTAATATTACTTGGGCCTTCTTTTCTACCTTTAATAGTAGGAGCAGAGATACTAGCTGCTACGTCTGCACCAGTAACCTCATCACCAAACAAGCTTTGAGAATAAACATCGTACAGAATATCTTGAGATGATGTTCTACCAAACAATTTTTGTAAGGCGTTAAGCTCAACTTCTTCTGGCTTCCTAAGGTCAGCACCTTTAACAAAGTCAGGAGTAGCTTTCTTAATAAGTTCAGAGGGGGTCATACCTTGATCATCAAAGTCTGAAGCAACCTCAACAGCTTGATTAAGAATAGACTTAGTAAGTCTTCCGTCCTTCTCAGCCTCTTCTGCAGCAGCAGCAAGTCTAATAACTTCTTTAGCATTCTCCATCAACATAGCATTGAGAGACCTGCTATCCAGACCCTTTGACTGCAAATAATCTACTGAGTTCTGCAAAGCATTACGAGTCTTGTTGACTTCCTGTCTACGTTCTAACCCACGTTGATACAGATAGTCTTGTACTCTTTCAGCTTTATCTCTTGCATATTCTCTGTTCTCTTTCATGTCTTTTGCAAGACCACCAAGAGCAGACCCTAGTGCAACTCTACCAAAAAATCCCATAGTCTACCTCGCCATCAAACCTTTAGGTTTCTCTTCAACCATTGTGTCCTCTGACATCTCAGGTTCTTCTTGTGGTTGTTCTTCTTCTTGTACGTTAGAACTTATCTCAGTCAAGAAGTCATACCCAGCATCACGTTCTTCTTCAGGTGTGGACTCAACAATCCGTACCATTCTAGCAGCACGTTCTTCAATGCTTGTTTCTTGTTCATCAAATGATTCTTTGTAATCAACACCAGCATTGTCAGCAATCTTCATGACAGCCCTACGGATGAGGGGTTCAACGATAAGACCTACATCAATGCTGTGCATTCCTTTAGCCACTGCACCAGTCATCATAGAGTCTGTCAGTGTCTTTACTGGCATCCCCATATCAAGTGCATAGAACACGTTGTCGATAACCTCTGGATCAGCAACCCTGTCAAGGTGATACTTCACAGCTTCGTTAGGATCAGTAATCTCTGGCGGTCTTTCCCAAGCATAGTTCTTTGGTTCGTCCGTAAGAGACTGACCTGGTATTGGTCTATTCATTGCTGACATTGGTTTAACCTTCTAGTAGATTGAAGAACTCTTTTCTGAATCTTCTGACGTATTCGTTTACTGAGATGTTCTGATCTGCTGCCCCTTCTTCAGTGGCTTTCTTCAGGGGTCTACCAGTAAACCAAACAGAAACTGCATCTTCAATATTTCCGTATTGATTATATTTCTCAGTGATGAAAGCTCTGACAAGTTTATCTTGTGCAGCACTATCAGCTAGGAACTGTTCCTTAGTCATCTTAGTACCAAGGTATTGCTTAGTCCAGACAGGAATGTTCTTACCCATGACTTGGTACATACCATAAGCTCTGTCACCGTAGTACATGCTGTTCTTGTCTTTGATTACTTCACCAACTGCATCGTACTTGTTTGTACTTTCAACAAACCCAAGAGCTTTAGCAGCCATATCAAGATCTGTTTCTATATCAAAATCAGGAATAGGAACACCATCTTCTACCTCATCCTGAGATATTCTTGGTGGCCTCTTAGCTTTAGCATCTTCACCACTCATCTCACTGGGCTTGTCTTCTCCTGCACCAAAGGCTTCATCAATGGCAGTTGCCCACCCACCGTAGAAGTTAGACAGTTCTTCGTCAGGATTGTTGCTTGCTAGTCTTGTATCGTCATCTTCTCTGGAAGATCTACGAACACCTTGCATTGCATCTCTCATCCCCAACCGTGTCTGTTGAGCAGAGGCAAGACCTCTTCTTATACTCTGTGAAGTAGAAGTAGCTGATCTACCCTGCCAATCTTCAAGTGCACTGTCGAAGATAGCTTTTCTTTTTCGTTCTTGTCTTGCATCTAATGACATATTAAATTCCTATAATCTTTAAGAATACTTCTTTCACAAAGTCACCAGCACCTGCAGAAGCTTCGATGTCAGCTTGTAACTTGGCAGCATCTGTTGAAGCATCAGCAGCAAGTTTCTGCAAAACAATCTCGTTAGCTCTGTTAGCATTGTTCTCTGAGATTTGGAAAGCCATAGAAAGAATGTCTCTTTCTCTCTGCCATATCTCATCTAGTGAAGTCATTGTCAATCCGTTTACAGCTTGTGTATAAGCCATATTGGATTCGTTAGCTGCAGCAGTATTGATAGTAGCTAGGTTCTGTCTCCACTGAGCATTCGCCTGTGCAACAACAAGATAGTTCTGAGCATTGAACATCTCTCTCTGGTTTTGCATACTAGCATTGAACTCAAGGAGTGAGTTGACCTCATCAGCATTGAACTGCTTCATAGCATTCATCTGTGCTGCATTGAACTGATTGACTGAGGCTGCAAGGTTAGAGAAGAACTGGTTAGTCTGGTTCTCTGATGTAGCATTGAACTGAGCAGCAGCATTAGCAGCAGCCTGATCAGACAGGATACTGTTAATTAAAGACTGTTGTTTAAACAATGCTGTCTGTTGTTCATTAGCTAAGTTAGCCATGTCTATTTGTAAGAAGTTCTGAGCATTCTGAACTGCAGCTTGTTGTTGGTTGCTTAAGTTCTGACTATCTAGTTGAGATAGAGCAGCAGCTTCTGCCATTACCAAGGCTTGCTCGTTACTCAGGTTTTGCAAAGCCATTGTGTTTGCAGCCTTAGAGTTCTCAAGAGCAATCTGCTGTTCAGCAGTGAAGTTCATGTTAGCAATCTCAGAGACTTTAGCAGCATTCATAACCTTAGCTTGGAATGCTTGGTCAAAGTCCATCTGCAAGAACTTAGCTCTTTGCTCTGCTTTAAATAAAGCCATCTGCTGTTTATTACCAGCATCAATCTGTGCAATAGGAAGAGCAGCTTCCATAGCAGCTTGGATGACAGCTTGTCCTGCCATACTTGAAGCACCTAGACCTCTGGCAGCAAGCATCTGTGAAGCAGCCCTCATAGATCCTGCAGCCCAAGCAGGTGTATCCCCACCTTCAAACTGAGCCATCAGGTTAGCTAGTTCACCTTGTACTGATGCAGCTTGTACTTCACCAGTACCGAATGCTTCCCCTACTTTTGCTTGGTCTACACCAGTACCTTGGATAAGCTCACCATCTGGTCCTGTCTGTAGTGTACGAGTAGGAGCACCTGTAACATCTACAGATTCACCAGTAGCAGCATCAAGACCAGATACAGAAGTACCTGTAGCTGTAGCAGCATCAATAGTTTGTGTAGGTCCAGTAGATGTAGCTGCAGTCATTCCTTCAGTAGCTTGCTGCACATCACCGAATGCTTGGTTAGCATCATAGGTTGCAGCACCCTGACCGACAGGAACATCAGCAGTCGTAGCAGATCCAATTTGTGCCACCTGATCCTCTTGCACCATCGGTGCTGTACCAAGTGCTTGGCCTGTACTGGAATCCATTACAGTGCCATAAGTATTAGGATCAATGTACGACACAGGAGAAGCAGCTACAGCCCCACCTGGGTTAGCATATGCTTGAGCATTAAGGTTAGCTTGATACTGAGCTAAAGCATCTCTATCTACTTCTTTCTGCTCAGTTGTATATTCAGTATTTATGTCAGCAGTCTGAGGTGTTGTATCAACTACTTCTTGTTGCTGTTGTTGAGCTTGAATACTCTGTAGTGTAGCAGGGTCTTGAAGGTAAGACTGATAAGCAGCAAACATTTGGTCTTGATTGTAACCTGGTAGGTTCACATCATAACCTTGCTGCTGCAAATATGTATTATAGTCAGGTAAACCAAGGTTAGCTGTACCCATGTCAAGGGCAGCTTTAGCATTCAGTGCTGAACCATAGTCCTGAGAGTATGTTCCATCAGGGTATTTAATTCTAAACTTACCACCTTCTTCTACAACAGTACCACCAGGTTGGAAGTTCATTGCAGGGTTTACTGTAGCCCCTGTGTTAAATCCTTGGATTACACCACCTTGGTTCTGGCCTTGTACAGCAGAACCACCTTGTGTCTGGTCTTCAGTTCCAAATCCTTGGACTCTATAATAACCAGGAGGAATAGGTTGACTAGGCACACCATTAATATGTTGGACATACATAGACATACCAAACCTGTTACGATACAACACATTCTCAAATGCAGGAGCAGTACCAGCAGCTTGTTGTTCTGCTAGTGTCTGAGGTTGTCTTAACTTAGCAGACTCAGCAGCCCTATTTTCAAACTGTGTTTGCTGTAAACCTAGTCCTGCTTCGTAAGTAGGGATATCTACTTCAGTAAGGCCAGTCTGATCAGCACCGTAGACTGGGGTAGTAACTCCAATATTAGGTGTGCTTACAAAGTTTGGCCCAGTGTACGTTCCATCTCCCATGTCTCCACCTGTGATGTTACCTCCAGTGGTAATACCACTCCCACCAGTGTTAATAGTACCCGTTGGACCTCCACTAGTACCAGATGGGTCATATCCAGGGTCTGCTATCTTTGTTTTTTTAATCAGATCCCAATCAAGCATATCAAGAGTTGCTTCCTCAAAACTTTGATTTTTAAGGTGATCTGAATAATATCCTTTTTCTCCTTGATCTCTTAGGATATTCTCAACATAATTATAACCTTTACTTAAGTCAGCTCTAGTAGATGTTGTGCCTCTAGCTTTAGTAGATCCTGGATCTATACCTCTTCTTGCAAGTTCTTCTTGTAAATAAATGGCGTTTGCTGTGTTATTATTTACCACTTCAACAGTGTTTGGATCTAAACCTGCATCAATAAGGTCTTGTTCTGTAGGTCTTTGTTGATTTCTTTCATAAAGTATTTGAGCACCAACATCATTAGCTGAATTATTTCCATAAAAATTTTCATTATCACCAGGAGTATACCCATACTGTTTTAATAGATTTCTTGCTACATCTGCTTCATTAGAGATATCATTACCTGCATAAGTAGATCCTGCAATACCTACCTTTTCATAAGCAGCTTGTAATTCCCCTGTTGAAACACCAGTATTTTGAGATAGGTATACCAGATCAGCAAGTTCTTTAACTGCTTGTTCATCTACATTGAGAGGAACAGTTTTAGAGTTGTCTGGGATAAGTTGAGTACTTCCATCTTTGTCTACAAAAGCAACATCACCATTATCCTGAATTTTATACTTATCAGGATTACTCTCAAAGACTTTTTTGGTATCTTCATTTACCGAATTTATGTTAATTGCAGGTGTATAGAGACCATTATTCTCGCCTACATATTTACTCTCTACTGCCATTATCTAATACCTTATAATGCTAAAGTCTGTCTAAGCTTTGTTGTATCTGCTTTAGTAAACTCTTGGTAATTACCTTTTAAATTCTCTGGGAAATCAATAAACTCTATAGTTGCACCAGTCTTATCTGAGACTTCTAGGGCTACATCATAAAAGCTACGAGGATTTCCTGTGCCAAAATTCCATATACCTGACTCGTCTACATCAAAGAATCTTTGCTGATCCATTACGACTTTGCCTACGTGGATAAAGTCCCTGAAGTATTTAGAAGAACCTTTGAACAATTTTATCTTACCAGTCGTTTTAGCTTGGAACATAAACTTGGTGAAGGGACTTGCTTGGTTTCCTTTGTGTTCCTCGTGGGGGCCATGTACGTTGAAGTATCTAAATATCTGAGTAGTGATATCAGCATTTCTAAACTCTACATACTTTTCAAACAATGCCTTACTACGAGCATAATGGTTCTGAGGATCAACAGGAGATGTTTCCTTGAAGTCTGACTTTAATCCATAGACGGAAGCACTGGAAGCAAACTGAAACTTAACGTTATGTTTGATACACTCTTCATACAACTTAATAGAGAACTCTATATTCTGTCTGTATATACGAGAGATGTTTGTCTCAGTTGTAGAGCTAATAGCCCCTAAGTGTATTACCCAGTCCAGTCCTTTTACTTTAGGAAAAGACATACCCCATTCATTCTTAAGTACTTCGTGATGAGGAGAAAGAGCATTGACCATATTCTGTCCGATAAAGCCATTGCTGCCAGTAACTAGGATCTTCATCTTTGACTGTCTCCTTTTCCTACTCTGTAATTATCTTCAACAGAATCAGGAGTAGAGACTTCTATTATTGTTCCTTCTTCTTCACAAATGATTTGATGAGGGACCAAAGGCTCATTACGCCAAGTGTCACCTTGCTCCAAATCTTTTTCATGAGTGCTTGCATCCACTGTGTCAATGTAGATAACTTTAAACTTGCCATCCAAGACATACCAGGTCTCATCCTTTTCCCTATGGAAATGCATTGAGAACCTAGAGCCTTTATTGAACCGTAGAAATTTACCACAATATTTTTCATTGGTTGCCCATATTAATTCTGAACCCCAGCCTTTTTTAACAAAGCCTTCAAGTCTCATTTACTACCTCATTTAGTGTAGGTGCATACACACCTCTGTGTTGTACAGTTACTGCTGCTGCTTGCATTGCAAACTTAATAGCAGCATCCATATCATACGATTCCAAGTACTTAAACACAAGTCCTGCAAGGAACGTATCTCCTGCACCACACACATCATGAGTTTCTACACTAGGAGGTAGGTAAGTTCTGTTCTTATACTCGACTTTCTTTGAGCCGTATGTGACGATTAGTTCGTCTGTTAGTGTTTCTGCTGCCTCCAGTTCGTACTGGTTTATCTTCACGAAGCAGCCATCAAACTGAGCTAGGTTGGTCTTCTTAGTATCAACAAAGATAGGGCCATTATACTTAGCTCTAATATCTTTTATATCACCTTCTGCTACAAATCCTTTGTTGTAGTCTGAGACAACAATAGCATCGTATAAACTTAGTAGCTTCTTATCTGCTGTGTCTATGTGCTCAGTTCTAATCTTTTCATCTACTCTGAGCAGTTGTTGACCAGTCTTGTCATCTACATATCTGTGTTTACGTTCTCTGTACTCTGTTATGATGTCTACCCTAGCCCCTAGATTTACTAGGTTGTTGTAGACGTTGTATGCCATACCTCTTTTGATTACAGTTGAGGTAATATCAAAGACAGGAACAGGAGCCTCTGGGCTTATTCTGGTTACAGTGCCTGTGTGATACTCATCATAGCAACTGTCTCCTAGTAATAAAATCTTCGATTGCTTTTGTGGTAGACTGTCCATTGGTTCTCTCATAGAAGACTATCTCTTTGCAGTATTCCTCCCCAAGTATTGTCTTCCCCTTCCAATCAGATCCTTTTACCATTACGTCAGGTTGATATTGTCTTATTAACTCAATCAACTCTTCGTCTGTATCAAACACCTTTACACTATTGACAGGTTTTAACATAGACATTATATGTTTACGTATTGACAAAGAATTAAAAGGTCTCCCAGTACCCTTGTTATACTCAATACGCCTGTCTGTGTCAATAGCAACCATAAGATGACCACCTAACATACTAGCAAAATCAAGTAGATCTAGGTGTCCAGAGTGCAATACATCAAATGCACCATTAACAAAAACTTTCTTCATGAGGTAAAGATCCTAATATGTCCAGATTCAAACATATTATCACACAAGAACCAAGTCAACAACCTCAACAAGAATTACCTCCAGATTGGCCTACAGTTTTTCCTAAGTCTATTGTAGGTTTAGATCGTGATGGTGTTATCAATGTAGACAAAGGACACTACATCACAGATCCTGAAGACTTTGAGGTGTACCCTGAGTCCCTAGCAGCTATCCACAAGTTACGTATGAAAGGTTACAAAGTAGTTATACTTACTAACCAGGGTGGTATTATCAAAGGATTACAAACACATGAGCAGGTAGAGGCTGTACATCAACGTATGTTTGAAATTTTTGGTAGAGCAGGTATCTACACTATTGATGGTCTCTTTTACTCTGAGTCTTCATTGAAAGATGATATGTATGCCAAGCCTAATCTAGGTATGTTTCACAGAGCAGAGAAAGAAATCTTCGGTGGAAAGACTAGGTTCAAAGATAAAGGTTTTTATGTAGGTGATAAGATGTCTGATCTTAAAGCTGCTGAGAGAATTGGTGCCACCCCAATCTTAGTAAGAACTGGTCATGGGGTGGACACTGAAGGAGAGCTAAAGAAGTTCTCAAAAGAGAAGTTAAGAAAGAAGACTAAGGTTTTCGATAACCTCCTTCAATTTGTGAACAGGCTACCTTAAGCAGCCTCTTCTCCTAGATCCTCTACAACTGAATCATTGTAAGGGTAGTGTACTAACTTACCCATTTCTGGTAAATACAAGTAGTTGATGTCTGAGTTCTTAATAGTCTTCATGGCATCTTCTAGTGTTTCTACCAGTGGCTCACCTGCTAGGTTGAAGCTAGTGTTGAACAGGATAGGTACACCAGTAATCTTACGGAACTCATCAATAAGAGTATGGTACGTTTCATTCTGTTCTTTAGTCACAGTTTGAATACGACAAGTACCGTCTACGTGTGTGATAGCAGGACACTCACCATGCTTCTCTAGTTTAAAGTCCATTGCATACATCATGAATGGTGACTCTTCCATACCGTAGGTATCGAACCATTCCTCAAAGTGTTCTTGCATCATGGAACCAGCAAAAGGTCTGAACCACTCACGTCCTTTGACCTTGTTCACAGTGTCCTTACCGTTAGGATCTGTGGGATCGTACAGGATAGAACGATTGCCTAGTGCACGAGGACCAGCCTCAGAACGTCCTTGATACAAAGCTACAATATTCTTCTCAGAGATAAGCTTTGCTACATCAGCAGGTTTTACATCACTCGTTTCAATGTCATCAAAGTCATATGACTCTTCACGTTCAGGACCAAGGTACAGAGTTCCCAATGGACGAATAGCTGTATCCTTAGTTTCTGTGTAGTGTACTAGCTGTGCTAATCCGATTGCTGTACCACCATCATGAGAGATAGGATCAACATATATGTTAAGGTCAGGAAAACGTTTTTTGTAGTAATAGTTTGCTACACAATTAAGACCATAACCACCAGCAATAACAATGTTCTTTTTATCAGTCATTGCTACGGCTTTTTCAATCAGGTCACCTACAAGAGTTTGTGTCTCGTCTTGCACTGCCCAAGCTATGTTTTTAGAAACATCTGTTATTCTGTCAGGTTCTTGATGCCACAAGTTAGACTTATCAATTTTATTTAGATAAGGATTTCTTGTAACGTCTACAAAAGCACCTGCTGGATAACTAGGATGAAATAAATTTCTATTTCCTCTACCTTTAATAAATATTTCAGGAATCATTTCATCGTATTTGCCATAAGGTGCAAGCCCCATAGTTTTACCTGCTTCAATAAACCCAAAACCAAGAAAATCAGAAACAGCTTCATAAGCTTTTACTGTTGTTATAGATGAATCCATATCAACTTTTTCAGAGGTAGCTTGAATAGTATCATAGTTACCCCCAAACGATTGAAAGACTGCTTTAATACCTTCTTCATAATCACAATTAAAGATAGTCTCTGTTTCAAAACCAGGATTTTTATCTCCTCTTTCATTAATCTGAATTTCTTGCCTACTTCCTGAACCATCAACAATTAATGCAACAGCCTCATCAAAACCTGAATTATAAAAAGCTGCAGAAGCATGACCTAAATGATGAAGATGCCCTAGATTATATACTTTAACATTAGGGTTAAACTTACGTACAAGTGCACTATAAGGATCTTCACCTGTCCAAGGTAGTTGTGGAAACTGGGAACTTGTTCCTCCTAAAACGAGTATGTCTACTCCGTGTTTTATGGCTTCAAGAATACCTCTAAAAGGATTTCCATCATATTTGTTACGAGATAGACGTTCCTCTTCAATGTAGAACTTAATCTCACCATCTACCAGTAGGGCAGCAGAACCATTATGACCTGGGTTAATTGCTAGGATATTCATTTTACTTCACCTTCTTTTCGATGTCTTTTACGATGTTAGCATACATCTTGTTTATTTCATCATCTGTAAATTCTATTGTAGCTTCATTTGCTCTATCTGCCAAGTGAGATTCCAGACCTGAAATACGAATAGGTGAGTAAACTTTTGGAGTATCCCTTTCTATGATGTTGAAGTGTCTAGGGTACGTAGTGTTTATAGCAAACGTAGACCCTATAACTACTGTGCCAGGTTTATTAAATGCCCTAGCTATGTGCTGCCCTACAGAGTCACAACCAATGAAGTAATCTGCTGCATCAATAAATGCTGACCACATACGAAGATCTGCTTCAGGCTTCATAGTGTATGTGTCTTCAGGCATCCAGAAGTTTTTTTCAGTAAATAAGACTAGGTTATATTTTGTTGCTAGTTTCTTTACCAGTTTAAGGTACGTGTCTGGATTAATAGAACGAGAAGACTGATCTAGAAGAACACCTTCTTGTGGCTTTTCAATAGACCTACCAAAAGGTTGAATAACAATAGTCTTCTGTTTTTGTTGTTGTTGCCTAACTTGCTGCATAAAATTAGCAGCTTGCAACTCTTCATTCCTATTTGTTTTAATAACAGGAGCACCAAGATCAGAGTGATCGTCAGTATCATTGATTAGGTAATCAAAAGCTTCAGCAAGAGATTTTTCTTGTTTGTAGTAACCTGGAACTCTGTATGGCTCTGGAGAAATAACTCTGTCAGCATCCATAAAGAATTGTTCCATAGCTCCTTTTTGATCTGGGTTAAAAACTTTATCATGTAGCTCTGGTATCCCCCAGTAAAGAGTGTCCCATCCTGCTACCATTACTCTAAAATCTTTGTTCTTTTTAGAGTATTTGATAAGAGCAGGAATAGCTGCTATAGCCCTACCTGCTCCACCATCAATCATAAAAACAGTTTTCATAGTCTTCTTCTTTTTATTATTATCTTTACAGACTAAAAGTCTGGTGCTTTATTATACAAGAAAGTTTAACCTATATCAACCACAATAAAGTCTGTAGTAAAATGCACATTTACAGATTGCAGTGGTGCTGGGTGGTGCACAACACTGTTTACAAATAAAGGCAACAGCTACATGTAGTTTTGGGTGAGAATCTGGTATTGTAAAATTGGTTCCAACCCAACGTAGTAGATTTGCATGGCAAGTACAAAGTTTAGAAGAATCCCCATACCCACACAGATTACCATACCGCCCATCATTACCACAATTACAACACCCAAAAGAAAGGTAATCACAGGGTATTCCATTATATTTTCTTCTATCAAAAGCAGTGCAGTCTGTGCTACCAAAGTTTGAGTCATACTCTATTCTTGCTGCAAAATGACCTTTGACGTTAGTAAAGGGAGAAGACCCTGCAGGTAGGTAAAGACCACCCATACCACACAATGCCCCAGGGTTAATATCACAAGAGCAAAGAAACATTGTAACAGGAAATAGTCCTATTCTATTACTTGTAGTACATATAGTAGAAGGAGTGTGACAAAATTTTGCATTAAAGTTTTGTATATAGGTGTTATTTATATTCACACCTTGATGTAGTAATTGACAACAAGCATTTACACCACAGTTATCAAATCCAAAACAAAACCTACTTGCATTACACCCAACGTTGTTTGCACTTGCAAAACAAGTAATATTTTCTCTAGTTATCATAACACACTGAGCAGTAGCATCAAAACAGTCACTTCCATGCTCGTGCTTAAACATAGCAAAGTAAGATCTTGTAATACCACTTCGACACCCATAAGTTTCTACCATAAAGTAGTTTTTACCTACTGGTGTTACATTATTGACAAATATTTCTGTTGGAAAAGTAGAACCATCATTAAAACAGAAAAAACATCTGGGGTCTCCAGTACAACAACATCTATTTAAATTAATTATTGTTCCATCATTACATGCAAAGTTATAACCATGACAAGTACGACAACTTGCTTGAGCATGGTAGTAATAAAGTAATCCATTGCAAAAAAGTTTTATAGGTTTTGGTGTTGGGGTTCCAGATCCTCCTATAAGTTTATTACAACCATCAGTAAGAGGGACACAAACATTGGGTGTTAAACCTGGTAATGCACCGTTAAACCTAAATAATGCTGCAGCACTAAAAGTACATGCTTGACCTTCACAACAGCCATAACAAATAGCATTATTTTCTAAGATAGCAACACAGCATCTGTCTTCAGTAATTAACCATCTTTTACACATACAGTCTTGTCGGTTCCAGTCAAAGCATTTTGCTACACCACCACATTTTCCTGCAATACAGTAGTAGTTACTAGCTACACAACAGAAACAAAAGTCACAGGCTGTACCACAGTTAACAACATATAAACAGTTATTAAAACAATGATGCCCAAATACAGTCTTATCCCTAAACTCAAAAGCTACGTTAGAGTTAGAAGGACCATAAATTCTTAGAACACATCCACAACAACTAGTAGCAGTTGGGGGTCTATGAAAACCATTACAACCACAGCAACAAGGGCAGGAACAACAATTAAAAGTTACTCCACAATTTGAAGGGGTAAACGTAAGATATTTTACATAACCACACCTATCGTGGGTATCAGGACACTGAAGACCACCGAAAATTAACTGACATGTAAAAGGATTAAAATGATCAAACATTTTAGTACAGCAAGAAAGACATCCTGCTGTTCCAGTGCTTGCAGTACAACACATAAAGTAAGGACCAATCCAGTCAGAAACAGGAACACTCAAAGACTCAGAAAAAGCACCTCCTCCTGAAACCCAATCAGTACCATCATAAGCAAGAAGAGCACCTTCGTCAGTATCAAAGTACAAAGAACCAGTAGCAGGAGATCCTGGCCTACTAGCTGTGTTCCCTGAAGGAGCATCCATACGTGAACTAGCTGTAATACAACACGAGGTAACACAACAGGCACAAACGTTCCTGCTGTTATCGACCACCGTAGTGCCATTAATCTTATATGCCATTTATATTCTCCGTCCTAAGACTATCGTGAATCAAATCCATTCAGTTCCATTGTAAGCTACTAACTTACCTTCATCTGTGTCAAAAAATAGGTGACCTGTGTTTGGTGAAGCAGGTCTTTGTGCTGTAGTGCCAGAAGGTGCAGTAAGGACGTTAGCTGTCACTATCGTCCCTTGCACTGATGGTGTTCCTGAAGGAATGTTTTTACTGTCGTCAATAACAGTTGTACCACTAACCTTTAGAGTCATTCTCTAGTTCCTCTACTTTACCTTGTAGACACTTCACAGTTTCAATGAGTGCACCTACCAAGCCATTATAGTTGACTGATTTGTAACCATCGTCATCTGTTGTAACAAGTTCTGGGAATGCTTCTTCTACTTCTTGAGCAACAACACCCAATGTGTACTTACCAGAATCTTTCCAGTTATAGTTCACACCTCTAATCTGACCGATCTTGCAGTAAGCATTCTCTACTGTAGTAATGTTCTCTTTGCATCTGCAGTCAGAAGTAGCATTAATGTCAGGAGCTACAACACAAGTTGTACCACAGATAATTGGAGAGTAAATACAAGTACCAGCACAAACACACTGACTAAATCTTCCTGCTACTGAACCACAAATCACAGGACCTTTTACACATGTTGAACCACAAATGGTAGGGGCACGGGCAATGGCTGTACCACATATTACTGGTGATTGCACACATACATCAGAACATAAACAGTTAGCTTGGAAGTTATTTGCTAATGATCCATTCGTTGCAGCTTTACCTGCAAGACATGTTGCTAGTCCATCAACGTTAGCTACTGTGTGGTTGTGGCTATCATCTGCTACTGCAGTAAGTAAGTTCACGTTACCAGAACCATCCACTGAAGCAGAGCCAGTCACATCTCCACATATACAAAGTGTTCTAGCTGTTTGCCAAGCACTTGCTGTTGCTGCATTACCAGATGTGTTCTGATTTCCTGCAGTATTAACACCTGGTAGGTTTATGTTAGCTGAACCATTAAAAGAAACACCACCTATTGTACGTGCAGTTTCTAATGTTGTAGCAGTATCAGCATTACCAGTAACATCTCCTGTTACATTACCCTCTACGTTAGCTACAAGTGTACCTGTTGTAATAGAAAGGTTTCCTGTAGATGCACCAGTAAATGTACCTGTACCTACAATAAACTTATCTGCTGACTCATCAAAACCCATAAAGGCATTGGCACTGTCTCCACGTTCAATGATAATACCTGCATCATTTGTAGGTGTTCCTGTCACTCCATTTGCTAATTCTATGATTGAGTCAGTAAGAACTTTGTTGGTTGAGTTAATAGTAGTTGTAGTACCATTAACAGTTAAGTCACCTCCAATTATAACTGCCCCTGTTGTTGTAATAGCATCTATATACCCATGTGACCAGTAGTTAGAACTGTCACCTAAGCTATATGTGCTATCAGCACTTGGAACAATATTAGAAGCAACATCTGCTGTAAGGGTTACAGTGTCAGTGGCTGCATTTCCTAAAGTAGTATTTCCATTAACAGTCAGGTTTCCTACAAGAGTACTATTTCCAGTTGTACAAACTGTAGCAAAGCAACTCGTACCAGAAGAGGTAACATTTCCTGTTAGATTACCTGTAACATTACCAGTTACGTTTCCTGTTACATTACCTGTTACAGCACCACAAAGGTTAGTAGCACAAATGTTCGCCACACCAGTAATACATTGAGAGTTACCTGCTAGGTTTCCACCTAGTGTTGGAGAAGTATCTTCTTGAATACAAGTAAGAGCATCACCAAGGGTAAATGCAGCATTTGACCAAGCAGATCCTGTGTATACTTTTAGAGCATTGTCTGTAGTGTTCCAGTACAATGCACCAGTTAAGAGGGCATCTCCATCGTTGTCTACTGTTGGGTTTGATGCTTTATCACCAAGATATCTGTCATCAAAGTTATCATATGCTGTTTCTGCATTGGTTGCCGAAGTAGCAGCAGCAGTAGCTGAGTTGCTTGCATTTGTTGCAGATGTAGCTGCATTAGTCTCTGATGTTGCTGCATTCGTAGCAGAAGTAGCTGCTGCAGTTGCAGAACCTAGGATACCATCAACATAAGTTTTTGTTGTGAGATCAGCATTGTCAGTTGGTGTATAGGTTGTAGTAATTTTACTAGAACCCATGTCGATAGCACCAGTCATAGTACCACCAGACAATGCTAGTCTTGTATCACGTTGTGTATCTGTATACGTTTTTGTGGCTGCATCTTGGGCATCAGTGGGATCACCTAGTCCTGTGATCTTTGATGTACCCATAGCAATAGCACCCGACATGGTTCCACCAGACAGGTTTAGCTTTAGAGCATCTTGTGTATCAACGTAACCCTTACGAGTTAGGGTATCATCTGTAGCAGGTGTAGCTGTAGATGTAGCTTTGTTAGCACCAAGGGTAATATCCCCTGTCATAGTGCCACCAGCAGTAGCTAATTTTGTACCGATACAAGTCGTTAGTGTTGAATAGGCATTGGCATCGTCATTTAGAGCAGCAGCCAACTCATTAAGAGTATCAAGGGCACCAGGGGCACCACCAATCAGGTTAGTGATCTGTGTGTCTACATAACACTTTGTGCTTGCATCTGAATCAGCAGTGGGTGCACCAAGAGAAGTAATCTTAGCAGAACCCATATCAAGTCCTGCTGTACCTGTCATGTTAATATCACAGAAAGTAGAAGTACCTGTTGAGATTACGTTACCAGTTAGGTTACCTGTTACGTTCCCTGTGACATTGCCAGTAACATTACCTGTAAGATCACCAGTTACATCCCCAGTAACATTCCCTGTAACATCCCCTGTAAGGTCTCCTGTAACATTTCCAGTAACGTTACCTGTCAGATTACCTGTTACATTGCCTGTAACGTCACCTGTAACTGCACCTGTTACTGGACCTACAAAACTAGTACCAGTAATTGTTGTACCTGTTATAGGACATGCTGTAGTAGAACCAATAGTAGTGCCATCAATAGCACCCCCATTGATATCGACTGTAGCAAAAGTACCCTGTCCTGTCGTGCTAAGTGTAGTAAAACTACCAGCAGCAGTAGAGGTGGCACCAATAACAGTACCGTCAATATTACCTGCATTAATATCTACCGTAGCTAGTGTTGCTGTCCCTGTTCCACAAATGTTGGGGGCACATACTGTATCAGAGAAAGTAGAGACACCTGTGACACCTAGTGTACCTGAGAAGGTAGCATTACCTGTAACAGCAGAAGTACCACCAACAGTGGCATTACCAGATAGGAATAGATTTTTAAATCTGTTTGTAGTTGTTACACCAAGATCAATGTCATCATCTGTTACAGGAACAACAGCACCATCTTGAACTCGTAGCTGTTCAACTGGACTTGCAGATACTTCTGTAAAGAAGCTAACCCTGTTGTTTGACGTATCAATACAAACTTTGTTGTTTGCATCTGTATCTGCAATCAAAGGAACGTAAGCACCCTCAGTTGAAGTACCATCGTGTTTATGTCCTGTACTTGAATTAAAAGCATCTCTAACACAGTTAAACTCTGTGTCAACTGGTGCTGCTTTAACAACTGCACCTGCAACAATATCCCCAGAACTCTGCCTACAATAACCTGCCATTATAATCTATCCCCCACTCCAAACGTCACAACAATACCTTGAACACTGTGTGACGAATTAGTGTCATTTGTAACATACCTAAAAGAAACTGATTTACCTGAACCTGAAACATTTACTCTTTGGACAGGAGAGGGGTTACCACTCCATATTGTTGTATTAGAAGGTTCATCATAGATAGCCTCGTTATAGTAGGCTGCTGCACCTTCATTTGTAAGAATAAAGTTGGTTGGATTAAGAATGGTAGTATCATCATAGTCGTAGATTACCGACATTATGATCTCGTTATTACCTTCCGATCTAAGATAAGTAGCAACACTATGAATAATCTTACGTTGCTCTGGATCTTGCATGTGCAAGAATGGTGTTTGATAGACACTTACAATGTTGTTGCCACCAAAACTATTTCCTTGTTCTTGTCTGTGGACTTTTCCAGATTTATCACCATGAATAACAAATTCGTATTGTCCGATATATCCACTGTCAGCACATGTAGCTTCGATACCTAGTAGCTGGCCAAACTCAAAACCAATGCCACCTTGTTGTCCAAGACGTAGACCACCAATCAAACCATTGGCATTGTCTATATCATAGAAAAGTCTGAACTGTGATTTACCTCTTACAACTACTGAAGATGCTGCATCCAGATCTTGCTCAAGAACAACATCAGTAAACAAAGACTGAATGTTTTTAGTTAATGTTTCAAGTTGAACATCCCCAATTTTATCTGTACCTGAAATAGGTCTAATACCATCCTGAGATAAGAATAGGAGGTCACCACCAATCTCAACTACACTATCTGATGCTAGGCAACCAAGGTCATCTGTAACATGCTCTACTGACCAGTCTGAGATGTTGTTACCAACAAGTCTTTTGATGTTGTTAATACCAAATATAAACAGTGAGTCACGAAACGGTTTAATGGCTACAATAGGGAATCCTACGTTAATAACTCCAGCACCATCTGCAGGTGCCCATTTAGTTTCATCGTTAGGAGCACTAAAATAAAGATTGTAATTCTCGTTAGGATCACCTGCAAGCCACATGTGGTTCTTAAACACTTCAGCAAACTTAGGGTCATCAGGAGCTTCTGTAGCCGTAATTTGAGTGTAAGTTGTACCGTCATAGGTGGCTGCAGGATTTACACCATCCGTTAAGATAACCTTTGGAGTACCAAAGTTAAACCTAGTAAACCTTACTTTTGTTACACCTGTCATTGTAGGTGAACCAGAAGTAGTCACAGCAACCCAAGCTGATGTAGCATTATCCCAATAGTGTAAGTAGTTACTACCACTAGAAGGTGCACGAGCAGCTAGAATACCATCGTTGATTCCATTTGCTACTGCTACACCAAGAACAGATCCTGTACCTGTCACAGTACCGTAGTTATTGCTAAAACCACTTACACGTCTATATCCACCTGTAATAGAAGGTTCATAGTTTATAAGTGAGATAGCAGAACCAGGTTGTGTCTCACCTTGTGACAACACGTCCCTGTTCAGGTTCAGCCCACCTTGAGCAAATACTTTAAATGAACCTAGATTGTCTGCCATTAGAGAACTCTACCTAGTACTTGGTTAGAAGAGTTGATTCTTTCTACTACAGTTGATCTAATACGTAAGGGTTCATCGACGAGTATTCTTCTCATTGACTTAATACCCTCTTGGAATACACCTTGGTGTACTGCAGCACTCTGCTCATTAGATCTGAATCTCATCATGTACATCATGGCACCATCAATAATTACATGCTTAAACCTGTCAGGTATTACTGTAGTGTCATCAAATGCTGTAAGGTCAGATGGGAAAGACCAGTAGATGTACTCAATTTCGTATGCTTGATCTGGAATAGGAGTTACACCAAACTTCTCTTCGTTTGTTTGATAAACA